CTGCAACCACAGCACGATTTCGCCGAAGTACGCGAAGGCGGTGTAGATGAACAGGCCGTAAATGAGTGCCGCCACGACATACGCCCACGCCGTCGTCAGCTTGTCTTTCATTGGATCGCGTAATCTTGGATTGTCCTTCATGATTTTTATTTTATCCGTAATGTACAACTAACGTGTTTATTGTCAAACGAATTAAGGAGTTGTTTTACTTGCATTAAAGTGTCAGTTCTGACCCACGTAGCAATACCAGTCAAGGAATCTGCGGATCGGGATGTGGACCAGGGAACCCTTGATTCGACCGCCGAACATCGGCATGTCCATTTCCCCGGCGACAGTCTTTCGCGCCCAGTTGAGCACGGTGTTGCGGGACTTCATCCCGATTGCCTTCGCGGCCATGCTTGGCGTCCAAACTTTCTCCCCGAGGACTTCCTCCTTGCAGGGCGGGTACTTGGCCAGTATCTTGAGGTATTCTTCTTTTTTCATCTTCATCCTTCCTTGTTTCAAATCCGTTCCCGCAGTTATGGCCTGCGGGTGGAGGCGCGGCGGTTACACCTTCTCTCTATCGGCACCAGCTAATCCACCGATTTCTATGCCGCCTAGTGGCGTGGGCGGTAAGCAAAAAATGGAGTCTTCTACGAGCCGCCTCGCCGCGCCATGCGTCCCTAACGTCCTGTTATAGGCGACGCAATTTTCAAGATTTTTGCACTCCGGGTGCGGAAGTATAGGGGGTGTTGTTTACGGTAAAATGTGTACACCCATCGGGCTAAAGCCACCACAAGGAATCGAACCTTGAGCCTTCGCCTTACAAAGGCGCTGCTCTACCAGTTGAGCTATGATGGCCGGCACCCCTTTTCTTCTCGCGGGAAGGGGTCACTCCCGCTTGCCGGAGACACGGCTCTAAAACGGGAGATCGTCGTCGTCGCCGGACGCGTAGGCCTGCTGTTGGGCCATGTTCTGCTGGTAGTCGCTCGCCACCGACTGCCCGAAAACGGAGCCCTGCTGTCCCTGCGTTGCGCCCTGCGTGCGGGGCGTGAGCAGCTGGAACGTGGAGAGGTTGACTTCAGTCATGCTGCGTTTCTGCCCCTGGTTGTCAGTCCAGCTGCGGTTCGTGAGCTCGCCTTCCACGTAGAGGCTCGTACCCTTGCAGATTCCGAGCTGTTCGACGATTTCGGCAGTCTTTCCCCAGCCTACGACGTTGTGCCATTCGGTCTGTTCCTTCTGTTCGCCGTTCTGGTCGCGGTAGCGCTTGGAGGTAGCCAGCGAGAACGAGACGCGCTTCTTTCCGGAAGGTGTCATGGAGATTTGTGGGTCCTTGCCCACGTTGCCGATAAGCATCACTTTGTTCAAATAAGCCATGTTTCTTTATCCCTTTAGTTTGAGTTCCTGCTGTCGTTTCCTGTCGACCTTCGTCGGTACCACGTGTTCGCGGTGGCCTTCGTACCCGTGCCGCGCCGCCCACTGTTCCAACGCGTACACAATCCTGTACGCCTGGGAACGTCTGCCGCATTTTGCGCCGACTATCGACGCGGCTGGGTATTTCAGGAGCCTTTTCATTTAGTCTCCGAACATGTCGTTGTCTTCGGTCGTCGACGATCCTTCTGTCGGCGCGTCACCGGACGCGGGTTGTTCGGGTTCCTTTTTAGTTTCCTGCTTCGGTGCGGCCTTCGCGGCGGCAACCTTGCCGTTCTTCGTGGCCTGCTTGGCTTCGGCATCCTTTTCAGCCTTGTCGTCCATCACCGCCTTCCAGGACGTTTCGCCGTCCTTGATTGCGGAGTAGATGGCGCGGAGGGTCTGGAGTTCGTTCGGGTCGAGCGCGGAGAGTTCGTGGCCGACGTAGTCCTTGAGCGATTCCACAGCGACACCGAGCTGCGCGAAGGCGTCGATCAGGCGGTTCTTGGCGGCATCCGGGTCGGCGGCGTCCTGCTTCGCCATTGTCTGGCGGACATAGTAAAGAGCCTCGTCCACGAGGTCGCCCGGAATCAGGCGGAGTCCGAGAGTACGGACGGCCTTGGAAATCAGAGCGTTCTGCTTATTGAGGATGTCGTCGTCGGTGCCGTGGAGGATGTAGACGGGCTTGCCGTAGGAGTTGGTGCGGACGCGGATGGGCTTTTCGCCCTGCGGCAGCTTTTGGCGTTCGACGGTCTTGGTGACGGTCACGTCCTGGCTGAAGTAGGTGTTCGTTTCCAGGTCGCTGACGGCGACGCGGATCACGCGGCGTTCGTCGTCCTCGGAGACGGTGGCCGTCTCGGTGAGGATGTTGGTCATGTTTCGTATAGCGGCTTCCACGAAGCGGATGCTGGGGCCTTCGATGCCCTTGCCGACGGGCTTGTGGTAGATGGCTACGTTCGCGAAGCTGGGGCGGCGGGCGTCCTTGAGCATTGCCTGGCGGACCATGTCGAGGTCACGGGGGCGGGCGAGGGCCATCTTGTAGCGGGCCTCGACGATTGCCTTCTGCTGCGCGGCCATGGCGACGGCGGCGTTTTCGGATGCGGACATTGCCACGGCGGGCATCATCTGCTGTTCGGGGGTTGCGATTGCGGGGGTCATTGCTTGTTCCATAGTTTTACCTCTTTGGGGTTGATTGTTTAAAATCCTTTTGCGGTGATGCGGAGTGTTCTATTGCCCGGCTTCGTCTCGGTGTACTTCGCGACGAGCTCCTCGCGCTCGAGTACGCTCATGTTTTCCATGGCGGCCTTTGCGACGGCCTCCCAGTCGGTCTTCTGCGAATCCTTGGCGTTCTTCCAGGTGCAGAATCCGGGCACCACCGTGGCGTCGCCCATGAATACCTTGATGCGGTTGCCAGCCTCGTCCTTCTTCGCCTTGGCGTCCTTCTCGGCGGCGCTGGCGGCCTTGTAGTCGGCCACGTACTTCTGGAGGCTCTCGTCGGCTTCCTTTTCGAGGTCGGGCGTACCGATGGCGAAAGTGTCCTTGATGTAGGCGGAGGTGTTGTCGTCTCCGCCCGCCTCGGGCATTTCCCCGGAGGCGATAAGCTCGAAAAGGCTGTCCGCGGCATCGACGATCGCCTTCGCGAGCTCGTCGTCCCATTCCATCTGGTAGATGTAGAAGTCCTGGCCCGCGAACATCACCGCGAGGTGTGCGAACCTTGCGCCCGTGACCATCATCTGCACCTGCAGCTGGGTCTTGTAGTATTCGGGGAAGTCGGAGGTCCAGGCGTCGCCCCATTTTTCGTTCTTCCAGTGGATGTTCTTGGCGTCCACCGGGATTCCGAGGGTGTGGTTCCATCCGTCGAGGGATGCGCCGAGGCGCGGGAAATTGTCGCTGGTGTGGAGGTCGTATCCGTCCATGTGTTCGACCTTCGCGTAGGTGTCCTCGGCGTACATCTTGAGGATGGCGGGTTCGAATGCGAGCCCGGCACGCATCGCGGCGGTCTGCGCGATTTCCTGGCCCTGGCCCGTCTTGTCGAGCCACACGCTGAACTTGGATCCGAAGGGGGAGATTCCGAGCAGCTGCGCGGCGTCCGTTCCGGTGACGTAGTGCTTCCTCTTTTCGAGCCATTCGGCCTTCTTCGTTTCGTCCTTCTGTACTTCGATAAATTCCATGATGCTAGTATTCCACCTTGAGGTTGTTGATTTTTCCGGTGAGGATGGCCTTCACGACGGCCTTCGCGGATTCTTCCGCGGCGAGTCTGTAGCCCGGGTCTGAATGTCCGGCGATCCGTTTCTTGAGTTCAGGTTCGATGGTGTCGGCGATGTCGGCGACGATGCGCTTGTTAACCGCCTTCTGTTCGTCGGTCCACTTGGACGGCTTCTGCTCGGGTGCGGTAGCCTGCGGTGCCACGTAGGCCTTTTTGGCCTTTTCTTCTTCCAGCTTGCGTTCCGCCTCGGCTGCACGGCGTTCGGCCTCTTCCTTCTCGCGTTCCATGCGTGCCTTCTCTGCCGCAGCCTTCGCCTCCGCTTCTTCCTTGACCCTGCGCTCGGCTTCTTCCTTGATCTTCTGTTCGCGGATGATGCGTTCCGCCTCTTCCTGCTTCCTGCGGAGCTCTTCGAGCTCGCGGGCCTCCGCTTCGCGCTTCTCCGCTGCCTTCAGCATGGTTTCGAGCGCTGCGATTTCTCCGGTCACGGCCTTGGTGGCCTTTTCGAGGCTCTCCTTCCATTTTTCGGCGGTGAGCGCGATTGCCTTTACTGATTCGATGTTCTGCTTGATGGTGGCGGAGTCCGCACTGATGAGCTGCTGGTGCACGGACTTGATGCGGTCGATTTCGGCTTCGCGTTCCTCGATCTCGGTGACTGGGCGGCGGATTTCTTCCTGGAGGGCTTCCATCTTCTCGCGGAATGCCTTGCGGTTGTCGTCGATAATGCCGGGGAGCTTCTTGAGCTCCGCGACCACCTGCTTTCCGAGGTTGTCCACCTTGACCCTTACGCTCGCGAGCTGGCGTGCGGCGCCCTTGATCTGGGATGCGCCCTCCTTCGTGGTCGGGTCGGCCACGAGGCCCTTGGCCTTCGCCTCGATGACGCCGTAGAGGGCGTCGAGGTTCTTGCCGTCGGTAAAGAATCCCTGCAGTTCCTCGTCATGGCTCACGATGACGCTGTAGTCGTCGAGTACGGCGACGGGCATCTGCTCCGCGATTCCGTTAGTGTTTACGTTTTCCATTTTCCGTGTCTCCGTTGGATTGTGGATTGTTGATAAGTTGTGTCAGTTGTTGACAGATTTACGTGCTTGCCATCTGCGCCTGGAATTCCATCACGTAGTCCATGTCCTTGAGCGTGGACTCGTAGGCGAGGCGGCGCTCGTCGGTGCGGAGCAGGATCACGTGGTCGTCAACCTTGCGTCCTGCCGTGAAGAGGGCCACCAGGCGGCGGCAGCGGCGGTTGTAGATTTCCGCGGCGCGTTCGTGAGCCTCGCGGATGATGTTGATGTCGTTGAGTGTCGTCATTGTCGATTGTCCTTTTTGATTTTCTTCAGCCCGTTGAAGTTGCCGTTGTAGCAGGCGTAGCAGATGAAGTAGCGGTTGACCTGCTTGCAGAATTTCTTGAGCCCGCATACCGTGCACGTGGCGTACTCGTTGTATTCTGGATGCGGTCGGCCCATTACAGGTTCACCTCGATGTAGCCGAGGATGAGGAACGCCAGGAGCGTCACGACCACGATGCCGAACGGGGCCAGGTTGTCGATGATGGCGCGTAGTGCGCGGCGCTTCATCCAGTATTCGGGTGTCTGGTACTCGTTGAACTCGATGTTTTCGTGGATGCCGTCGTCGGCGGCGTTGCGCGTGAATTCGTTCTTACACATTGTCCGTCTCCTTCCTGGGCGGGCGTCCGCGGCGCTTCGGTGCCGGTGCGGGTGCGGGGCGGTCCGCGATGGACTTGATTTTCTTCTTGACGGCGCGGCCGAAGGTTTCGTCATTCGCCTCGCCGATTCGGTCCGTGACGAAGCGCGTTATATCGAGTTCAAGGGAACCGGCGAAATACTTGCCCGCGTTCTCGGCGGCCTCGAGGATGGCCTCGCCGATTTTCTTCGCGACGGAATCCGGGTCCTTCATGATGGCGGCCTTCGCCACCATGTCCAGGTCTAAATTGCAGTCCATAGTTTCTTTTCTCCTTGTTGAATTAAGCGGTGTACCCGTTCACCTTGGCCTCGTGTTCCAGCATCACGCGGAACTGCGGCACGGTAGGCGGTATAAGTCCGTGGTTGAGCGGCGCGTCGGCGGGGTAGCCCTTGGCTACGGGCAGCAGGCGCCAGTATTTCTTGTAGAGGTCTTCGAGCATGGCCTTCTTCGGCCTGTCGAACGCGAGCGCTGCGGATTCGTTGACGTATACCGGCACTTCCTTGTCTCCGCGCTTCTCCTTGCGGGTGAGGTGTACCTTGCAGTATTCGGAATACTCGCGGTCCGAAATCGCGGCGGAGAGGTTCCTGATGGCGGTCATCATGTTGTTCTTGCGGAGCTTCATGTCTGTCGGGAGCCATGCTGCTCTCGGGTCGCGGTTCTCGATGAGCGGGAGCGAGGACGTCTGCGTGTATGTCTCGGCGTGGTGGTTACGGGCGGCTGTCACTATCGTTGGGATTGTCGGCACGGCCTCCACCTGGACAGCCCTGCGGAAGATGTCGTGTGCGTTTTCGGCAGTGATCGACGGTACTGCGTCCATAACCGCTGCCGCGATTCCGTCGATAGCGGACGACGGAACGGTCTTGTTCGCCGCGATGTAGCAGACCGTTAGTTCCTTCTTGATGGCTTCGATGGTTTCGTTCATAGGTTCATCCCCACGTTGTTGAGCGCCTTGCGCCAGTTCTTCTCGAGGTAAGTCTCGCCGTCATCGTTCCTCTCGTCGGCCTTGTCGTTACGGTAGTTGGCCCACTTGACAAGGACCGCGTAATGGGACCTTGCCTTGAGCTCGCCGTTTTCCAGCTTTGCGGATAGGGAGTCTATGGCCCTGTCGCATGCCGTCTTGTTGCCGAACTTCTGTAGCAGCGAGTTGTACTGCTCCTGCGTGAGCGTGACGTTGCCGAACTCGCCGGAATAGGCCAGGTTCAGCACGACCGGATCTTTTGACGAAACGGTGCAGGACGTTGGCACTTTGCTATCGTCCTCGCCATTGCTGGTGGAGGCGTCCTGCGAAATGGTGGCAGGCGTTCTAGATTTACGATACTCCCCATCCTCGCGGGTAGGGGCGCCTGCCGTATTGTCCTTGTCCTTCCTTGGGCGTCCGCCCTTCTTGCCGTTCTCAGAAGCTTGGGGATACCTTTCGGCACGTTCCATAGACCAACGAACCATCTGGGAGCCGAACGACGTAGTGTCGTCAACAAGTTCTTCCAGGTCGTCCATGGACTGCCGCACGTCCGCGACGATCTGCTCGTCGGTCAGCTTGCGGTAGTGCTTGATGAACTCCTTGAAGAGTACTCTAGCCCAAAATCTGTCGTTCAATGCCGTCATTACTTGGTTACTCTTTTCCTGTGGTATTCCTTGACGGCGTCGATGACGATGGAAGTGTTGGTGAGCGGTTCGAGCTCTTTTGCTCGTACGACTTTCAAGTCGTCAAAGAGTGGAGAAATTTCAGGCGGAAGTTTCACCTGAATTTCAGTCAGTTTCTTTTCCTGTTCTATTTCAGCCATTATTCTTCCTTAAGATTTTTGTATCAAATTTCAAGACTTTTAGTCTTTTTGTTTAGGAATATAGTATTAAATTTTAAGAAAGTCAATACCTTTTAGTGAAAAAAAGTATCTTTTTTTGATATTCAGTATACTTTTGAGAGCTAAAAGGCTATTTTTGTGATGTGGAAGAAGAAGTTGAGCCAAAAAAAGAAGAAATTTGCTCGGATAAAGAGTCCTCACAGGAAAACGATGTGCAGGGATGCTTTTTTGACGACGGATTGAAAACTCGCAGAAAGAAGCCTAAAGAAGTTTTTCTTGCAAAGGTTAATCTCGAAATGTTGAAGAAGGAACTCGGCTTTTCGACTGTTGAGGAAATAGGAACTTTCGTCAATTTAGCCAACCCAAAAAACGCATATAACTGGGCTAAAGAAAAAGACGATCATGGAACAAGACCTTCTTGGAATGCTATAGTTAGGATGCTACGTCGTGGGGCGACTACAAAGACTCTGTTCGGTGTAGATTCGCCAGAAGTATCTTCTGAACCGCAGAAAATAGTGCTTACTGACGACCTGATAGCAGAAATGATGACTCGCGCCGGCGAGATGCTGAAGAAGAAAAAATGAAAATCACACGATATATCATACGATAGGTCGTACGATATATCGTACGATTAAGGAGAACTTAAAAACGTTATAAAACGTTTCGTAACGTTAAGCAAACGTTTTACCAAATAAAACCAAATTGGTTTTTGTAAAACCAAAAAAAACCAAATTGGTTTAGAAAAAACCAAATTAAACCAAAAAAAACCAAACCTTCTATAACAATAGTAATAGAAAAAGAATAAGTAATAGAAATAACAGATATTATCTTTCATAGAACTATGTACGTAGTTTGATATTAAGTTCCATAGGGAGAGACTACGCGCGTGCGCGCGCGAAAACCGATAATACGGAAAGGAGAAACGATGATGAAGAAGATTGCTATCATAATCGCAATAACAATTACCTTCGTATTTTCTAACGAAAAGTTGATGACGTGCGATGTAGTGGAAAAAGGAATCGTAAAATGTTCTTTGCTGCGAAAGTCAAAGGACGGTTTCCCGATAATTGATGAAATCGTGTACCATTTCAAAAAAGATGGTTCATACGTAAGGAAAATTCTTCAAGGTGGGAACCAGGATGAAGAATGGGAAAAATCAAGAAGACAGGTGATGACTTCTGTACTTGCTGAACCGGAAAGGTGGCCTTGTTTAGAAAAAGACCCTATTGGATCGTATAGTGTTGCTGATGGAGACTGCTTTAATATGGAGAGCAGATTCGTAAGCAAAATAATGAAAGGTGAAAAATTTCAAATTTTTGACACCAATGGAAATGACCCATTCGAAAATATGGGAGAGCAAAAGATTGTGAGCTGGACAATATGCTCGACTCCTACTAACGTAACGACATTAGGAATACACAAGATTACTCGACTTGCTACAGACATGAAAATTTATTCCAATCTTAAACCGTCTACTCATTGCCAGGATTTTATGGCTACGGACGCGCTCTACTGGAAGCCGTAACCGAAAACACTACCGCTTCCACGCGGATTTGTCTATATTTGGGGTAGGGATGACAGGTTAAACAGCTCACAAAGGAGGCCGACCATGAAAAAACTCATCTTCGCAGTCCTCGCGATTGCCGCGCTCTCGTTCGCCGACAGCCAGTCGGAGTTCTGCGCGGGGTTCGAGTTCGGCTACAAGCTCGTGAAGGGCAACAACGTCCTTGTCCCGCTATGCCCGCTCGCTCCGCTTACGCCGCTCGGCTCCACGCCGTACCAGGAGGGAGTCAAGGCCGGGATGAGGAAGGCGCAGTCCAACTAGGGCTGCACGCATTCCCCGACAATACTACGGAATTCCCTAGCCGGGAACGGACCGCCTACCAGCGTCCCTCGCTGGTTATCTCCCCTTCAGCGCGCCCGTCCCGGCACTTTTCTTTTCATCCCCCATGAATTCCCTCTCGACGGCGCCCGCTATCCTGCGAAGCGCCTCCCTCTCGAGACCCGGCTCCGAAAGCCCCTTCCTGGCGAGCGCGTATATCAGCGCGACAGCTTCCCTCTGTTTCTGTCCAGGCATAGTGCGATTTCCCCTTCGTCTTTCATACCTTTTCGGTGTAAATATAGTACATTTTGTCAAAAATAAAAGTTTTTCTTGTAAAAATATATAATTTTACAAACTTTTCTTTTAGAAGTTACTATATTTCCTTGTATGGAAGGATTGAAAGTAAAGGAATTCCTCGCACGCGAGGGCGAAAGGCTCGGCATCCGCACGCAGGAGGAGCTGGCCGAAGTGCTCGGCGTCACCGACCAGACCGTATCGAACTGGTCGAACGCCGTGACTTTTCCCCCGCACAAGACGGAGTACAGGCTCCTCTTGATGGGAATGACCATCGAGGAGCTGTTCGGCCCCGAAATCTGGGAGGCCGTGAAGAAGCGCGTCGCCGCCGAGAGGTCCGAGGAGGCCTTCGACAGGAAGACCGACTTCTTCATGCAGAAACTTTTCGACAAGATCGACAAACTAGAACCGAGGGGATAGAAAATGACATCGGAAGAATTCGAAATTTCGTATTGCAAGGGAAAGCGCGAGGCCATGACATGCTTCGCCGACTGGCTCCGCGACCACATCAAGGTCGCCAACCGCGCCATCGACGACGGGCTCGACAAGTCCAAGGTGCTCGACCGCACCCTGGAGTTCATGGCCGAGGTGGCCGACAGGATGGACGGAAAGCTCTCGAAGGAGCCCATGCTGATTTCCAAGGAAGTCGCCGAAAAGACGGAATGAAACCCGAAAACGATACAAAATGTTGAATTTTCCGGTCTTATTTGCGGATTTTGCAGGATTCTTGCAGAATCTATGTCTAAAAATCGGGATTTTTTAGACATACGGCAACTCCGTCACGCTCTATGCGCATTATGCGTGTTTGTGTATAAAACGGATTTTGGACGGAAACGGCTCTCTAGGCCGTTTTTCTTTTCGGGCGGTAGGAAGTACGGGTGAGTGTCCAAAACGGCTTTCTAGGTCGGTTCCGTGCGAAAATTCGGCTATTCCTGGTTGGAATACTCCGAGTCGGAGACATTAAACCCGAAAATCGGGGCCGTTTTCTGCCGGATTTGCGAACGGTTCGCAAATTGTGCGTTTGCTTTGTCGTCTGGGAAAAGGTATATTGGGTGGTGTGGGGTGGACTGGGTGTTTGATACACTTGGTACACTTTGCTGAAAAGCTGCACTTTGTAAAGTGTTAAAAACGAAAGAGTGTATCGGGTGTGTTTATTGACGGAAATCCGGCGCAAGCCGTGTTTTCTTTCGTTTACTTTTCGTGCCTTTTGGAATTTCGCCAGAATGCGGTTTCTTTTTTTTGTCAAAAAATGACTTGACGGAATCCGCCGGAAGATGTATATTTAGGGCATCCTTTGGCACTCCTTTAGAAAATGGCATAAGGACGATTAACCACGGTCTAACCGTGGTTTTTCCGTTTGTGGAACCAAAAAAAAAGACCGTCTACGCGGTCTTCTGAATTTTCTTCATGGCTCGTTTGCGCCTTACGCATTCTGCTATCGTCCGGTGGCACTTCCGTCTGTTCTCCGGGTTCATCAGGTATCGATTCATTCTTGCGAGCCCAAGACGCCGCACCCTCTCCGCCTCCGTCTCGTTCGGCACCTCTCCCAGCCTAGGCACGAACTCAACGTCAGATGGCTGCACGGTGACGGTGGTCGTTATGCTGCGCGTCTTCTTCATTTCGTTTCGTCTTCTTGGGAGTTAATTCCGAATACGGCTTCCTCGGCTTCGATTTTTTCTAGCAAGTTCTTGTATAGGAGCGAGAGTATAGTTGACAGTACGCCTATCGCGTTCTTGACTCCATGTGTAGCGAACTCGCACCAGAGCTTTTCTGACTCCAGCGTTGAATAGTTGGTGATGTAGCCTAATTTGACTTCATCGTCGAACTTTACACCGTGGCGTTCGAACAGCCTTATGTTACTTCGCAACAAGTCTATCCTGTCGCGTTCCTCTTTGTCGAGAAACGGTATGCTCTTTTCTCCCAGAGGTCTCATGAAGTCCTCGTATTCCTTCGGGTCGAAGTCTTCGGGTATATAATCGCTATCCTTCATCATTTTTCCTTTTTACCGAACAGTTTGCCGTCCGGCGTGATCCAGAGTTCTATGTCGTTGCCGTCCGCTATGTCGAAAGAGAATTCCTCGACCACCTTCAGCCACTCCAGCGTGCGCTTGCCGAGCACCTTCGCCTTCTTCAGTCCGTCGCCGGGTGCGTCTGCCGTCGTTATCAGGTATTGCAGGGCCGCGCGGAATCCGCGCACGTAGTCAGGATTGTAGCGAGCGCCAATATCTTCTTCATCCTTCGCCATAGCCTGCACCTCTCGTTCTCCTTCTCTCTGTGCGCCTCGTAGTGCCTTTTCTGTTTCTCCTTGCACCTTTCCGGGTGCCGTTCCTTGTATCGCCTCGAACGCTCCAGCATTCCCTCGTGTCCCGGTCCGCCTACGCCGTCATAGGCCTTCTTGTATGCCTTCCGTTCGGGACTGCGCTCACGTTGGTTACGGCGCTTGCGTTCCGCCTCTGCCACGGTGGCCGACGCCGCTATGGACCAAGCCAGCGCGTCCATGGCCGCTATCCGTTCCCTGGCCTTCGAGTAGACTTCGCTCATCCAAGCTCCAGCTCCATTCCCTTCAGGCGGTCGCGCGGTATGTCCTTCGCTATTTCGCGTAATGCGTGCCACGGGGCGCACCATCCGTTCACCGTCAGTATGAGCTGGACGTGTTGCGGGCATTCGGCAGATGTCCTGTCGCGGTAAGGGTAGATGCGCGCGTACATCGTCTCGGCTCGGTGCTGTCTTGCAGGGTTCACGGCCATGGGGTTATCCTTCCTTGGATTCTTCCTTTTCCTTGTCTGTTACTACCTTCATGACTTCCTCGGGCGTGGTGTATGGCGGGTTCATCATTACGGCGTCAAAGCCTGCCGCCTCCGAGTTCATCTTGACGGAACGGCTGAAGAGTCTCTTGCTCTCGTTCAGCAGTTCGTTAGCCCTTTTCTCGTCGAAGGTTTTCTTGAGGTCGCCCAGGCGTATGTAGTGGCCGTAGAGCAGTCCGAAGAGACGGTTGCGTTCGTTGTTCGCCGTGACAAGCGAGGCGTACAGCTTCTCGCACTTCTTCGCGAGGGACACCTCCAGCGGTGTACGCGCTACTTCGCTACCCCCCCCCCCGTTGTTACTTTGTTTGCAATCTCCTTCACGTCCTTCATCGTGAGTTCCACCAGCGTCTTCATTTTGCGCTCTCCCTTGTTTGATGTTCCTGATTTCGGTTTCGAGTTTGAGGTTCTCGGCGCAGAGCTGGCGAATCACCACCTTCTGCGCGTTGACGGTCTCTTTTGAGTTGTGCATCTCGTTTTGGAGCTGTTCGATAAAGAGGTCCTTTTCGTGTTCGGTCATTTCGGTTCCTCCGTGTTTTCGGCCTTCACGCATCCTCCCGGACACATGTACACCTCGTAGCCCACTTCCACCATCTCGTTCGCCGGCCTTTCCCTGCCGCACCTGTAGCAGCGCACCTTCGGCAGTTCCTCGCGGCGTTGCTGGCTTTTCCATTCGCTGTAGCCTCGTACCATCAGTTCCTGCTCCTCACCGGTGCTGCCTTCTTCGGCACCGTCGGTTTCTTGGTGGTGGCGGGTTTCTTCGCTGGTGTTGTAGCCTTTGCCATGGATTCCCTTATTTCGTCGGGGAACAGGTCGGGGTGTACCTCGATTTCGATTTTCTTTTCGGGGGTGTGATCGACGATGGCGTTTTCCTTCATGCCGTTTATCGCCGCGACAATCGCCTTCGTCTGGCGTTCCTCCGCGTCGTTTATCGCCTGGATAATCTTTTCGAGATGGTATTCGGTGAACATTGTGTGTATTTCCTATCTGCTATGTTATCGGGGTTCGCGTGCGACGGCATCCGGCTACGCTTCCTTGCAGTTGCCGTAGGCTATCAGCCAGCGGCCGATGAACACGTGGTCCGTCATGCGCAGGTGCTTCTCGGTCAGCACGTCCCTCTGCGCCTTGATTGCCTTCGCGAAATTCCCCGGCTCGCACAAAGCCTTGAACTTTTCCTCCAGTTCGTCTTCGCTTGCCGAGTTCTCCACGAGCTGCGCCTTCGGTGCTCCGCGGTAGGGGCTCCACGGGTCGCCTGTCCCGATGAACACCGCACCGAGCTCGCAGGCCTCCTTGTACTTGAGGTCGCTCTTGCAGCGGTTCACGATGTTGTCCTCGACCGGCGCGATGTAGAAGTCGGGCCTGATCTCCGTCAGCGTCTTGCCCCATTCGGGCGGCGTGACCGCGCCGTGTACGGTTATCATGTTCGCCAGGTGCTCAAGGGGCTTGACGGGGGAGGCAAAGCAGTGGAAGTCTATCTCGCCGTTCTCGACCTTGTGCCGGAGCCACGGTCCCCACGGTCCCTTGAAGTCGTTCTCGTGTCCGCCGGCTCCGCCGTACAGCACGACCGGCACCTTGCGCGGGCCTTCGCCATCGTCGCGTTCCGTTCCGCAGTACATGAAGTCCGCAACGCCGTTCGGCATGACGATGGATTTCACGTCGGGGTAGAGTTCCTTGAACCTGTCCTTGAGGGCGCGCGTAGAGAAAACAGCGCAGTCGAAGCCGCGCGCCGTGTCGTCCAGCAATTCGCGGCATTGGGGCCACACGCTCCACAGCGGGTCGTCGAAGTCCGCGAGCACCTTGAACCCGAAGAACTGGCGCTTCTGCGTGTAGTACGCTATGAATCCCTTCCAGTTCGTGTCTACGGGGCGGATTATCACAACGGACACGAGGCGCTTCAGTTCCTCCACGTCAGTGACGGGGAACCGCCTCAATTCTATGTGTACGTTGCTGGTGAGCTGTGTCGCGTGCATCAGCGTCGGCAGTACGAACCTCTGGAATCCGCACTGCGTCCTGTCCGCGCCGTGTACCACTATCAGGTCCTTTACAATCTTTCCGCTTGCGTTCGCCATGTATCCCTTAAACCCATTCTCCCTTGTTCACCTTGTACGGTTCCACCTGCCTGTCGCGGTGGTATATACTCTGTCCGCGCCTCTTCCTTGACTTCTGCGCATCCGTCAGCGTGTAGCCTCGGCCGCCTACGTTCATCCCTTCGCTGATTACTCTTGGCACCGAATCAAAATCGTTCACGTCCATTCCCATATCCGTTTTTCTCCTTCAGTTCCCTGCATCCTCCGCTCAATGTATGGGCCTCCATCCAGCGACCCTGTAGTCGCCCTTGTATTCCGGGTCGTTCATCGGGTCCTCGCTGCACTGGAACTTCCAGCACTTCGCGTTTAAATCCCACCTCGCGATCTTGATTACCTCGATGTCCTCGCCGAGGTAGTTGAACTTCACCTTGATAAGCGTGTTCTTCGGGCGCGGGCGGAAGTATTCTTCCGACGGGGCTCCCGTCACCGGGTCGCACTTGCGCCACCGCGTGAAGTCGTCCACGACCTTCTCGACAATCTCGGAGCGCAGGGCGTCGATGTACTTGTCGATTTCGTTCTTGTCGTATGCTTCGAAATCGAATCCAGAATCGTGAGTTCCGTCTTCGTATCTGATGTAGGCGTTTTCGATATGGAATGATTTAGGCTTCTCGATCATTTGATTCCTCGTAACATCTTCTGATTTTCTACTTTCTAGCGTTTTTCGTTGTTCAGTCTTACTTTTGGCATTGTTTTTACCTCGCGTATGGAAAGAGAAACTTTTCTACTACGTTCATGTAGACGGATAGCGCATCAGGTGTCATACTATATGGCGTAAGCGAAATCTTTCCGTCTTTTGCACTAGCGGTGTATTTTTCCCCTTTGAAATACAAGTAAAGCAACGTTTCCTTTTTGTCTAGGAAATTTTCACGGACGATGACTCTGGTATATTTTTCTTGGTATACAATTTGTTTTTTCAGGAACTCAAACCTGTCATTGATAGCTTTTATGATTAACGGACGTAGTGCTTTAAACGTTTCTTCGTCGTGATATTCGTAAATGCTTGGTTTTCCTTCCTTGTCTACAAGGACTTTCGTACTGTCTGTGTATAGGTCGATGAAAAAGAAAGGTAGAGTATCGTTCTTTATGTAACGGTAATCTTTGCGTCGGCTAAAATTATTTTTAAAATCATTTGTTTCAGCAAGGTCTGAAATTGGTATGTCTAGCTCTTTCGCAAAATCGTCGAGTAGAATGTTAAATCGTTTAGAATCTATTTCGTTATTTTCTTCGCTCATATTGATTTCCTTGGTTCAGTTATATGGCCGGTGGGAGTCGAACCCACAACTACCTTCTTTCTGCGCGTGCGACCATTGACACCTGACGGCAACGTCCGGGACTCGAACCCGTCCTCGCAGGAGAAGAGCCTTACCAGTTTAGGCTACAGCCATTGATGAGTGTTACACTTCGTGCGTGCCTTCTACGCCGCGGTTTTCTCGACCCATCGTACGCTTGCGGAGCCAAAGCAACGCTTCTTCAATCTTTGTGATGGCGCAGGCGTTTTCGCGGCACTTGAATTCGCTGTTCTGGAATCCTTCGAGGCGACGGACAACCATAACGAGCAAATCTTCGTTCATGACGCCGTTTACGCCGCACTCCTTGATGGGACCTTCTTGGAAGTGGATTTCGGAGAGCACGAGGTTTTCGCCCTTGTGTTCTTCGGAGGTTTCTTCCTCGGCCTTGATGACCTTGAACGTGTGGGGCGCGTTGTACTTGTAGTCGGCTTCCTCAAGAACCTTGGTGTACTTGGTAGTGAGGAGGTCGTGTTTCGTTTCTATCATTTCCATGATTTGTTTTCCTTTATTTCTTTGTTAAGATTATGGACCATCCGGCCTTGTTGAACTCGTACTTGTGACCGTCAAGAGTCGTGATTCTGAAATTGTTGTCGCAGTTACAATAGTTTTCAGCCGCATACTCCACGCACGATTCTCCAGTAACGTCTACAATAGAGCACACCTTGACGGGGTAGTATCTAATTCCTGCTTTGCATTCAGGTCCGTTGCTGCAACCTGCAAAAATCACGGTTGCAATCGTAAAAAGTATCATTTTCATTGTATCATTCCCCGAACGGGTCTAGCCGTTCCTTCGGTAGCCACTTGCCCGTGCGGGAGCGGTGGATGTAGTTCTCCGCCTTCATCAGGTCCAGTTCTATCGGCTGGTCCGCCTTCGCACCAAGTCGAGACGATAGGTACTTCGTGGCGGCGACGATGTTGTGGGCGCGCCTCGGTTCCACGCCGTTCTTTATGAGTGCAGTCGCTAGGCATTCCAGGTACACGATGGTTTCCACTTCGCCGTCATAGTATTCGCCGGTCGCTGTGCGGCTATTCTTCGTCTTAATCATTCTCGCTTCTTTAGCTTCTTGAGTTTGGGGAAGGATGGCGCAATGAAACCAGCTTGAATATTGTCTTCCGTCACCGGAATCTGTAAGCACAGGACAACCCATATACGGTAAATACGCAATAACATTCAATTCAGCATTAAAACATTCTCCAAATATGTCGGCATCCCAGCATACAGCCTTTGTTCCTTGTGGGAATGCTACTGGTGTGTCTGACGTAAACTCTTCAAGTTCCATTCCCTTGTAGCTAATCTTCGCCATCGTCGGTTTCCTTCTCGTTTGCCTTTTCGGATTCCCAGAGTTCCTTCGCCTTCTGCATGGCCTCGTCCTTCGGGAGGCACCCGAAGTAGCCGCGTTCGTCGCCGTTGCGTACGCCGCTGTAACCGAGTACGGATTCAACGATTTCGTCTTCGAGGATGTCGCGCTGACGCTTTTCGCCTACCTCGTCGCCTACGTGCAGCAGGAACGATTCGTCCTTGTCGGTATGGTTGCCGTCCGCGTCGCATTCCGTGTATTCGTAGCGGCAGTTCGTGAGGGTGGCGAGCACGAATGCCACCTGGATGTCGTCGAGTGTAGCGACGACATCGTGTACCTTGGCACGTACGTGCGGTTCGTCCACCGCGCACACCTTGTGCTCGATGGCGTTCCTGTCGCTCCAGGAAAGTCCGTCTTCGTCTTCTCCGTCGTTTCCGCCGTCTTCGCCTTCCTCTTCGGGTTCGCGGTAGGCGAGTCCGGACTTCCCGTCGTACACCCAGAACATCGGCTTCACGCCATTTTTCTTCAGTTCCTCGATGTGTTCCTTGTCGTCTTCGTCGTCGGTGTCGGCGGTCCATTCGCCCCATCCGTTGCATGCGTACTGGTCTTCGCCTTCGGGGACGCGTTCGTAGCCGTTGGCCTTCCAGCTTTCGGCGAGCTGTTCCTCGAACTTCTTCACGTTCGCCTCGAAGCATTCCTCGTCGAGACAGTACACGTCCTTGATGTCGCCGAACAAATCCTGCTGGCAGTCGGATTTCTTGGTGCATCCCTCGCAGACCTTCTTGCAGTCGAAGCAGGCCTTGTCGAGGGCCTTGCGGCTTTTAAGGATTGCGTTACGCAACTGTTCCGGCGTATTCCACTTAGCCATGTCGAGGAAGCGGTCGATGTCGCCTTCCGGGCAGACGGTGAGCGCTTCGGCGTGTCCGAGGTTGATGATTCCCTTTTCCAGGTATTCGATGGCCTTGCCGCCGAGCTTCGCGATTCGGTAGCGTGCCTCCGCCCACCTTGCGGACTTGCCGAACATGGCGCCCACTTCCATTCGTCCCTTGCCCCTGCGGAACAGGGACGCCACGGCCTTCGCCTCGTCGACGGGAGTCATCTGCGAACGTACGATGTTCTCGGCGACAGAGACTTCCTTGTATTCCTTCTCGGTCCCGAATTCCACCTCGATTGCGCTCACGGAACGCTTGAGTTCCTTCAGCGCCGCGAGTCTGCGGTTTCCGGCCACCACCACGAAGCGCCCTTCGTCGGTACGTCGCACCGTGATAGGCTGGATTAGCCCGTGGGTCTTTATGCTCGCCACCAGGTCGCTTACGTCGCCGATTTCGGAACGGGGGTTCTTCGGGTCGAAATCCACCTCGTCGGGGCGGAGTTCCATCACCGCCATGTAGGACGCGATTCCTCTTGCCATTTTGTTTTTCCTTTGATTCGATTGTTGTAGTAGACCGGGTGGAAGTCGAATCCACTATCGGAGCGTTATGAGGGCCCTGCTTATACCAGTTAAGCTTCCGGTCTGTGTTTTAAACTTCTATCATCCTAGATTCAAACTCTACATAAATTCAGCGTTCCTTCCGTTGTATTATCGCGTGTGGTGTGCGGAGCTTTCAAGTAAAGTAATTTTTCTATTGACAAAAAATGACACTTTTTATATATTGAGTTTCAAGGGATAATAATGGAACCGACAGACGAACTTTACAGGCAATGCGAGGGCTTGCTTGCGTCACGCGTCGAGGACGTGCTTTCACGGAAACCTTACCTCGACAGGGACGAGCTCAAGTCAATCGCCAACTCTATCTTCTGCGACGCTTGCAGGAGTTTCGACGGCTCGAAGGGAGCCAAGTTCACCACATACCTCTACAAGAAGCTATCGAACCTCGAAGAGGAATCGAGGCGCGTGCTCGTACCGGACGGAAGCGGAGGATACACGGTCGCGCTGAATGTAGACGACTTTGGCGAAGACAATGAAGGCAACATGTTTAAGGTCCGGGTAGACAAAAGCGTAATCCTTCCCGCGTCCATAGCCTACGCCGAGCGCATGGCCGACGACGGTCATTCGGAGCTGTTCAGCCATTGCGACAAGGTGCTGTCTGCCGATTCCGCGAAGGTAGTGGGCGACATCGTGGACGGCGAACTCGACCCGAAATACAGGAAGGGAACGGCGGTACACGACAGGCGGTACTCCGGAAACTGCGTCATGAACGCTAGGCGCCTCTGGCTACGCAGGTACAGGAACATGGGCTGGACCGTTGAACAGTGCGAGCGGACGCTAAAGGAAGTCCGGAGCATAGTCAATCAATACAGCCGTGGGCGACTGCCGTGCAGGCTGGTCCGCGTATAAAAAAAAGGAAAAGGATTTTATGGCAACGAAGAAGAAAACCGACAATGCCGAGAAGAAGGTGCCGAAGTCGAAGGTCGTGCGCTTCGAGGTCATCGCCTTCGACAACGGAATGGAATTCCAGCTCCCAGTGCCGGTGGAGATGAAGGTCGGCGACCTTAACTCCAACGTCACCTTGCAGGTGGCGCAGGTGCTCGTGAAGGAAATCAACCTTCTCGGCCACAAGTGCCTGTGGCGCCGTACCCCGAAGGAACGCCGCGGACGGTAGCGGCATAAGAATTTTTTTTTTTGACTCCGTAGTTGATTGCTCCATAGTAGTCGGCGGGCGTGCCATTTCTCCGGCGCGTCCGCCGTTTCCGTTTTATTCATTGTGCGAAAACACATAGAGGACTTGTACCATGGCAGAATGGAATTCAGCACCGGCAAGCAGCACGGCCACGATCTTTAATGAAGGTGCGCCGTTGGCTAACGAAGCGCTCGTCGAAGAATGGCTCGACAACCAGCGCAGGCTGGAAGATTACGCACGCGTGGCCGAAGAAGAACGCGAATCCGACGCGATGCGTCACAAGGCGGCTCTCGGCAACATGCGCAATGGCTACCGTTCCATGCTCCGCGAGAAGCTGAAGGACGGCGAACTGATGACCGACCGCGAGCTGTGGGCCCTCTCCGACGGCAACGAGGACGATTTCGAACGCCTGCGCATCGAGCGCGACCTAGACCTCGAAAAGGAACTGAAGGAACGCGAGCTCCGCCCGCACTCTCTCGAAGTCAAGGAACAGCCCTCGAAGCTGGAGGCATTCCTGCTGGGCTACGACCCGGAAGACGACGGCGAGGGCGAGGGGGTCAGCGTCGTGGACGCCGGTTACTTCGTCCCGGTCCTCGGCTCCGCCATGTACGGCAACAGCATTCTCGACCAGGTGAAGCGCGGCGGCATGCCGGGCGCACTGGACGCCGCCATCGCGGTCCCGTTCTTCGGCCCGAGAATCAAGAGGGCTGGCAAGGCGTTCGTGAAGGGCTTCAAGGCCGGACGCGCACGCAGGTTCGCCGAAGGCCTGAAGGACAAGGACTACAAGACCCCGCTTGACTACGCCCGCACGCAGCTCTTCGACAGGGAAGGAAATCTGGTGGGCGAGTGGTAGCCGCCTAACTTACACACGCTTCCTTTATTCATAGTGCGACGGTACTCCGTACCGCCGTTTTCCCCGTTGTATGCGCTTGAACACGAGTGTTCCGGGGAGAACCCACGCCGCAGACGGGGCCGCGACAAAATTCCCGTCGGGAGATATAGAATGAATGCACTAGAATATGTCAGGAAGATTACGCAGAACGGCTCGCGATGCCGTTTCCCGTCCGAAAAGTCCAAGGAAGTGAAGGTAATCGAGGGTTCGTCGCCGTTCCAGAAGTTCGAGACGAAACTTTACCGCACCGAGCCGGACGAGGACGCCGAAATCAAGCTGGAGAACACCCTGCTGGAGCGCGTGACCGTCACGGCGCTCAATTCCACGACACCGCAGGCCTTCTACGACCACGTGTGCCTCATCCTGCCGAAGAAGGTGGGCAAGGTGACTATCGAGCGCGGCGAATACGACGAGGAGAAGTGGAAGCCGCTCCTACAGGAGCTCACCCTCGAGATAAGCAACGAGCTCGCGGCACTCGCGTTCAAGGAACGCAACTTCAACGGATCGCAGACCATCATCAAGATGCTACAGGCGCGCATCAAGTCGTGGCAGAAGGCTGTCGTGGCAGAAGTCGGAGCCGAGAAGGACGAGGACGACGGACACATCCAGCTCAACATCAACATAGTGTAGCGCATGGCGGAGGCTGAATCCGCATGCGGACAATCAATGTAGACATCAAGCCCGAACCATACCAGCGGTCCTTCTTCACGCAGAGGGAGGAACTTTCCGGCATATACGCAGGTCGAGGCATAGGCAAGTCGTGGATCATGCACCACAAGTCGAGCATCGCAGTCGCAAGCGGCGAGACAGTGCTATACCTCACGCCTACCAACTCCCTTCTTCGAAAGCAGATGATGCCGAGAATGATTTCCATATTGCGTGGGTGGGGTCTTGACGCCATTTGGAACAAGTCGGACGAGACAATCACGATTGCCGGTTCGGCAGGAATAATTTATGGAGCGTCATACCGCAACTATGACGAAGTTTGCCGTGGCGTAGACGGAGTGTCCACAGTATGCTACGACGAGCTTGCCAAGGCCGATGACTTGCAGATGCTCTTTGCGGCCGTCGCACCGACGATGCGAAACGCGAAGTTCCCTCCGCAGACCATTTACGCGACAACGCCGCGCAAGGGTAGCGAATGCGACCGTATGGTATTAAAGGGGGAACTTGGGCGCGTCGTGACGGGCGCCACCATCGACGACAATACCCACGTGACCGAGGCCGAGCGCGAGAACATGAAGCGGTTCCTGAAGGGCGACCTGTACCGCCAGGAAATCCAGGGGCAGATTCTCTCGGGCGACATCGAGAGCGCCGTATTCACATCGGACTGCTTCGGGCGAATGTGGCAGCCGCCTAGGGGCCACGCCTCGATGGGCGTAGACTGCGCCGGTCACGGGCGAGACTACAACGTGTTCTACGTGATCGACGACGTGCATATCCTCGAAAAGGTCAAGGTGCAGAAGGCCGACTCCTTCGAGATGAACAACATTGCCCGCGGACTCATACAGAAGTACAAGGTACGCCAGGTGACGGTGGACGGCACCGGCGGCTACGGGCAGGCCATATACGACTTCCTGAAGCTGGACCCGTCTCTACAGGTCTACTTCACGAACTTCGGGCAGGCCGCGGAAGACCACGAGCACTTCGCCAACGCCCGCGCCGAGATGTTCTTCCGTCTCGCCGAGGCGATGAAGCTGGAATTCCGTCTCGACGACGCGGAGACCGAGGAGGAGCTTCGCATCATCAGTTCGGACGTAAACGTTTCGGGAAAGTGCCTGCTGGTGAGCAAGGATGTCATCAAGAAGGTGCTCCAGCGCTCCCCGGACAGCTCGGACGCCCTCGCGCTCGCGTACTACAACAGGCGCAAGATGTCCACGCTCGACGTGGCCGTGAACAGCATGTACAAGAAGATGCGCATGTTCTAGGGCGGTTTATTCATCGGTAAAAAGAGAGGTTTTCTATATGGCTACGAATACGAACGACCGCGGCGTGAGCGCGAGGCTACAGCAGGTTTCGCCGCTGACGAAGGAACTGTCGGACGTTGTGAACGCCGTGCAGGGGCTGTGGGGCCGTTCCACGGGTGGCGGGAGCGACACGACCTGGTGCATACTCGGGCGCGTCGTTTTCGTGCAGGGCAATACCGAAGAATGCCCCGTGAAGGTGATTGCGTGGAATAGCTGCGACGGCGGCGGTAGCTGGGGCATAGTCAAGTAAACTTTTGAAGGGAGCAAAGTAGCATGGAATACAATCTGCTAGACCGCATCATGGACGAGGACTACTACGGACCCGGCAGTGCCGAGTTCCTGCTGCGAGGCATGAGCCCCGAAGGGCAGAAACGGTTCATCAAGGACTTGTCGAAAAGCCTTTCTAGAAAACTTGTTCCAGGTGCAGGGAAGGAAACCCGAGCCGAGCGCAAGAAGTTTGCGCAAGAGCTGGAATCTTCCATCAACCGCATGCCGGAGGATTTGCAGGACTCGTGGCTTATTTCTGCTGGAAGACCGGGTACAATTTCGCTTGACAACGGATTCAATGCGATGTTCGAGGCGAGTTCTTACAATCCGACATCAAATAAGATTGTAATAAAGGACAACGTCAACGACAACCGCCTTAAATCGGCCTTGCACGAAGTTGCCCATCACTCCGATTTCAATATGGCGAAGAAGCGCCCCTACGACGGAAAGAAAGTCCGTATGAGCGCAGCTGCGTTCGCAAATCTCGGCGACGACATCAGAAATGATGTGATTACGGGTAAGACCGACAACTATTATGACCTGATAACAGGCCGTGAAAAACTCGAAGACGACGATGCCGAAATGTTCGACCCGAGACAGCAGCTTCTTGACAATATATACGAGTTTACATACGACACGAAGGCTAACAAGGACTATCGTTCTGGCTTGAAAGAACAAGTGGACCGTTCCCTGATGGACTGGCATTCGCTTAACGAAAAACTCCCGTTTGACATAGCCCACGGCAACGAATACCGGGAAAGACGGCAGCTCGAAGGGTTGAGACAGTACATGGGAGACCCTAGAGTATATCCGTTTGAAGTGGCCGGTGATGCAAGACGCGGAATCAAAGACGCCGAAAAGGCTATAGAGTTTTCAAAGCAGTACCCGATTGCCGTGGAAGGCCCGTCCAACATCTACGAGATTCTCGGAACAGAGGGCGGTGCTGAATGGATGCGCGATAACATGAAGGATTCCTATGCGAAAATGGAACGCCTTGCAAAAGAAGACATCCGAAAGTTACGTTACGTTCCTCGATCCGAAAAGTACGCCGACGAACTTGGCTTGGAACTCATAGCGAAGAACCGCGAAAGGGCGGCAAAGAGAAAACAGACCCTTCTTGACAGATACCGAGCCGATTTCATGACATTGCCCGAAGAAAAGCGAAACTACTACGAAAACGCGAAGCCCGGTGACGTGCTCTGGCTCAAGAGCCCGGAGTTTGAAGAAGGCCTGAACCAATACTATGTAATCAAGGGCGACCCGCATTACGAAGCAAGGGGTTCCAAGCTCTACAAGGTTCACGATGATTCTCCGCTGACAGTCGACAAGAACAAGAGGGGACGTTTCAAGAAAGTCTTAAAACCTATCGACCTGAACGAGCTCGCTCCCGATTTCGTTCCGACTGACAAGTTCGACATCGAGTTCCCGCAACACGATAGCAAGAAGGTACTTGAAGCGCTTGAACGCAGCCGAAAGCGCAGGGCTAAATAGCCTCCGTGTTTATTCATAGGGCGTACAACCAAGATTTTTAACACAGGAGTATAAAATGACCGAAGAACTCGCACAGCTTTTCGAAGACCTCAAGGGCCGTTACGGCATCGCCGACGAAGACATGGCCGTGATTACGCAGGCCGTGGACACCACGGTTGCCGAAGCCGTCGCTGAAGCCACGGGCGAAGGCGTCCCGGCTGGCGAAGGCGAAGATTGGGAGGGCTAGTCCCATGGCAGGTACATTCCTTGACCGCGTGATGCGCTACGGCGGCGTACAGAGACGCCCGCAGGCCGCACCGCGCGACAACGGCGTCAACGTCCAGCGCCGCGGTTTCGTGCCGCAGGGCGGACGCATTCCGCAGGGATACGGACAGCAACGACAGGTGCAGCCGCAACCGCAGCCGGTGCAGCGCCAGTACACGCCCGAAGAAATCTACGCATACCGCATGGAGATGGCGAAGCGCGAATACGCACAGCGAGCCTACGAGGCCGAGATGCAGCGACGCGCCGCATACGGCGTCCCGCAGGTGGGCGATGGCGCAGCAGCGCGACCGTACGAGTTCCTGATGGGCGAGGCCGACCGACTCGGCGCAAGCTCCGGCGCGATGCCCGCCGGTGGCGCACAGGTTCCGCAGGGCTACGCACAGCAGCCCGAACCGGAAGAACAGCCGCTTACCGAGGAGGAAGAGGCCCAGCTCCGAATCCGCCTGATGTACAACGACTACACCCGCGAATCCGCGGAACGCGGTGCACAGCCCGCCAGCTTCGAGGAGTTCGTGAACGCGCTCGTGGCACGTTCCCAGGCGCAGCAACAGCAGGCCGCTGAACCGCAAGCCGTGCAACAGCCGGAAGCGCAGCCCGCGGAAGTTCCGCAGGTAGCCGCCGCCGAGCCTACGGCCCCGATGCCGCAGGGTGTCCAGACGGCATAGAATTTCCATTGTTCCTTGGGTTAATTGAAAAAACGGGATCCGGGGCTAACCACGCCCCGGTTTCTCGTTTTTATTCATAGTGCGATATAACATAAGGAGTAACCAATGCCCACACCGAAGAAAGTAAACTTGCTCGACAAGATGTATCGAGCTTACAAGGACGCAAACCCGAACACATCAAATGTTACAGACAGAATAAACACGATTTATCGCGAAGGTGGCTATAAAGGCCGCGTTGATCGTTACCTGTCTAACAAGTCCGTAAACGGGGCTAAAAAGGCAAAGCGCGAAATCGCACGGTTCCATGAAGACATTTTCCCGAATGAACTTGAAATATACTTTGACGAAAATCCGCGCTTACACAAGGACAATGATTTCGGACGTGCTTTCGATGCAGTCGAGTCTCGCGTAGGTTATCTTGGTTCAAACGAAAAAGCGGCAAAGGAACGAATCGCTCGTGACTGGTTCGAAAAGATTGATGGCGGAGAAAAACCTAGTGCTGGATGGAAAACAGAACTCAATGTAACGCCCATGCAGAGCGACCCGTACAGACTAAACGAACTTTCTAATAATGACCTTTTCTACTTGTACGAAAGGACTGGACGTCCCGAATACGGACTTGAAATAAGCCGCCGTCATAACAAGATGGTGGAAGAAAACAAGAAGAATTTCCCGTACTTGTTTGGCGAACAGACCGAAAAGTAATTACGGCGTTTACCTCCTCATAGCGCAATAGGCCCCTTTTCGGGGGCCTTCTTTTATTCATACCACGGAAGGCCGAGAACGAGCCTTTACTCACAACTTCAACGCAGCGCGTGGCGTACACGCGAGGAGATAGGTAATGCCTAACGAAGCAATGAATCCGAACATGGACATTGATTACATCCTGGCGTCCTACAAGGACGACGAGCCCGAAACGCAGACGGAACCCGGTGCATCCGAACCGGCTCCCGAAACGCAGACGGCTACGGCAGGTGACGGGGGCCACCCGGAACAGGCCGCAGGAGCTGAACCCGCAAAACAGGAACCCGCGAAAGCAGATGGGCCGCAGAATGACGCGAACGCCCCGGCGGGACAACAGGCAGCGGGCGCCGAGCCGGACAAAGACAACAATGGCGGTGAACCCGCCAACGGTGACGGCGGTGTGGCTGGTACTGAAGGCAACGCAGGCGCGGCGTCGGAACCCGCGAAGGCGAAACCCAAGGTGCCGCGCAGGAATCCTCTTTCACGACTCGAGAAGGCCGAGTATTCCACCCGCAAGTGGAAGCAGAAGTACCGCGAAATGCGCGAGAAGCGCGACGCCCTCCAGGCCGAACTAGAGAAGTACAGCAGGATCGACCCTACGCAGTTTCGCGACCCCGCAGACAGGGAGCGCTTCCTAGCCTGGCAGGCACGTACCGAGCAGAAGCTCAACGGCATGGACGAGGACCTGGAAGACATCGCGAACAGACAGTACGAACGCGAGTACGAATCCAAGGTGGAGGCATTCTACCCGGACGAGGACGCGCGTCACGCATTCGACGCACTTGACGAACACTACGGTTCCGTACTGGACGCCACGTGCCAGAAACTCGACCCGGACAACATCATCCTTGACTTCTTGCAGAACTCCCCGTACGAGCCGGTCTTGAGGAACATCATCTACAAGAACGGCCCGTTGCAGGAACAGCTCTTCGCGAGGTTCGGCAGCCGCGCAATCGCCAACGCGACACGCGTAAACCTGCTGAACCAGCTCGAAAGCCAGGTGAAGGCGTTCTACGCGAGGGAACAGGGCGCACAGCCCGAACAGCAGGCGGCACCACGCACGGCACAGAACGGCGCGGCCACGCAGCAGAGACGGTTCACGCTCCCCCCGAAGAAGGACGCCCCCGCAGCCACGGCTACTGCACCGGTCGCAACGCAACCGGCAGTTCCCGCACAGGCCGTGGCACCGGCTCCCGCTCCAGCTCCCGCTCCGGCACAGCCGACGATGAGCAGCGGCGTGACGGGCTCGCTCACCCGAGGAAACGAGGGTGGCGGCGCAATCGACGAGAGCGCGGAAGCCAACGCACTCTTCAGGAAGATGTTCGGGTCGTAAAGACAGACAAAACCCACACTTCAAATCGTGACGCTTTCATAGCGTCCAAAGGATGACATCATGGCAAATTCCACCGTTCAGAACAAGAAGGTGATTTCCCTCGCCCTCGGCGCAGTCGCCGACGGCGCTTACCTCTATGCTGGTGCCGACCGCGCCATTGCCGCTGAAATGCAGGGCAAGGACAACGGCGACATCATCTACTACAAGACCACCAATCTCGGCCAGGCCGAAATCTCCGACGTGTCCATGGGCAACCCGGCCAACACCGGCCTCGCCTCCCTCGACATCGCGTCCGCAACCCCGGTCAAGCACCGCCAGGTTCCGGTGAAGATCAAGGACGCCCGCGTGATGTACAACGTGAAGGCAATCGAAAAGCAGATTACCTCCCTCGGCAAGGACATCGCCATGGGCAAGATCGGCCAGAAGCTCGCCAAGAAGGCCGTCAAGAACGTAATCGCCGAAGACATCCTCACCATCGGCAACATCTTCGTCGGCAACGACTTCGCCGCCTTCCAGAAGGCCGGCGCATTCCTCAAGGCCTACGTCGATGGCACCCTCTACGGCTTCATGGACTGGAACGTCTGGGGCGACTTGACCGCCAAGGGTCAGCAGGCCGTGCCGTGCGCACTCGCCGAACCCCGCTTCGGCCGCAACCTCCGCGGTTCCTGGTCCCTCATCGACCAGCTCCGCACCATCCCGGACATCCCGCAGTTCAAGATCGGTGATGTCGCTTCCGCCAAGGTGAAGGCCTCCGTCGCCACCTCCGCAAGCACCGTCGCCCTCACCCTGACCGCAGGCGATTCTCCGCTCGCAGTCGGTGACAAGGTTGTCGTGGCCGTTCCGGGCATCAACGCCCTCGACGTGAACGACAACGACACCGGCGTCGCCAACAGCTTCGTCGTGACCCTCGAAGCCTCCGTCGCCGCTTCCGCAACCACGGACGTGACCGTGACCTTCGACCCGCAGCTCGTCGTCATCCCGGCATCCATCGCCGCCAACGCCTCCGTCGAAGTCAAGGGTGCCGCCGGTACTTACGGCGCAACCATCATTCGTGCAGAAGGCGCACAGGCCTTCGGTACGATGAACCAGTGCGACTGCGAAGGCGCCAAGTACGAAAAGAGCTCCATCGACGGCCTGACCGTGCACGCCAACTCCGGCGAGAACATCGGCGCCCTGTCTACCGACAGCCGCTACGACATGATTCTCTGCTCGAAGCTCGTGGAACCGCGTGCCGCCGCCTTGGTGCTCTACAAGATCGCCTAACCACGGCGATACAAGGAATTCTAGGTTGGCATAACCTATTATCCCCAAAAAAAAGGCCCCGTCACCTAACCGTGGCGGGGTCCTTTTTTATATGGTCGGCGAAATTATCGTTTACTTGTATCTTGAGTCCGGCTTCTGCGCGAGGTATTCTTTAAGTAGGTAGCGAATGAACGAACCCGTGTCGTCTGTAATAGTAGTTGGAACACCACTGTTTATGGCTTCGATTTTGGCTCGCTCCAGCATAGTAACGTCAAGCGTTATACAGAACTTAGTTTCCAATGTCATAGAGAATTACATCCTGCAACATTATTTTTGAATATTTATGTGAAATATAAATAGTAAATGTTTTAAAGTAAGTAGAACTAAAAAAAATGATTGGTTTATTCATACCATGGAAGTTTAACATTTTCACGGACTTTTTTTTGTATATGGCCGAAAGAAAAAATTTCTTGGATCGGGAAAAGGAGAGACAGGACGGCGACAGCGTCCTGCCATATTCCATAGCACTCATTCCGGGCTTGACGGCCCTGGAACAGGACGCGCTCGTGAAGGACATCGCGGAAGGGGTGGTAAAGAAAAGTGTTGAATCACGAAACGCGAATACGTATAGTGAAAAATCGATTGATGAAATTAACAAATACATATCGGATAGGAAAGCCGCTGACATACTAGAACATGCTATACAGCGAATGCCTGAACCTCTACGAGACTCTTGGCTGATGTCGTATGTTGATGGTTTGCCTCCGTATTTTTACGATGACGCATTTAAATCTGAACGAGGAATACCTGATAACGCTACAGGATATTACGCTCCAGACGAGTACAGAGTGTATATAAGCAACAAACATTTTATTTCTGATCCAAGAATAGCTATTCATGAAAATGTTCATAAGACTAATCATGACTTGAATCTAAGTCATCCTTTCTATGAAGGTGTCGAAATAGAAAATGTTCCTGACAGAATGGTTGGTATTGGACTCGGCAAGACATTAAGCGGAGAATTTCCGAAAATTCTTAAAACACCTAAAGGAATTATGAATAGAAGTGAGTTTATTGGTGAAATAAACAAAATGGTGGGTAATAAAGATGCAAACAAACTTGCAAGAAGGTTCTATGAAAATAGTCTTTTAAATAGTGGTATTTATGAATCAGCAAAACAAGCGTATTATCCCAAAAACGGGTCTAAAACCGATATAAGGGACTGGAATGATTTTATATGGTATAATGATAAATTTATAGATGATGTTTTTAATCTTTCACCTGATTATGTAGATAAGAATAACGAAAACCATCTTTCAGAAAATATAACAGGAGGCCATCCAAACTCCTATAAAGAAGAAAAGGAAAAAATTGCTGACTATCAACAGTATTACTTAAAAAATAACGGTTTTGCCGGAAGGGATTTTGTTGAAGAAGGACTTCCAAAGTATGCAGCTCAATCAACAGAATCAACAGCACATCTTGCAGAACTGATGTCTACAAGGGGTGGCGAAGAAACAGTAAAACTCCTTTATCCGAAGACGTACAACCGCATGATGAATGAATACCGCAATGATCCACGTCGTTCTTGGCCTAAAGAGTCTTTAATACCATGGCAGAGGTACTCTCACGAAAGTAATTCTAACGTGTACGGACAGCGCGGCAGCGAGCCTGAAGCATTCAACCCGAACAATGAACGCCACTATGTACGTGTACCCGACCCTTATGGAGGATGGCACTACGGCGACGATTACACCGATGTAAACCTTGTAGCCGCACGTCGTGGTAAGAACTACGTCGAATACCGCGACCTTGACGGAAACTGGAAACGTTTTTACCCTAACGAACTGAAATATGTCAAGGAAGGTAAGATTAACAGAAATAAGAAGTGGGCTTTGGAACTAGTCAAGAAACTCCGTAATGGAGTGAAGTAGTTTAATACTTCTTTATTCATTGCCCGACATATTTATCCCTCCTGATACGAGGCCCTTTTATTCATAGGTCGTAACGAACCTATCGGATAGAAGGGCTTTTTTGTCATGGACGGACTTTTACAGGCTGAAAACAACAACGGATTCGCGCCAATTCCCGAAGAAGAGGAAACCGACATCATCGAGAAATGCCGCAAGTTCCTGAAGCGCGCAAGCGACAGGTGGTGCTCCGACATCGACGACCAGGAACTCGCGCTGGAGGTGGCGGGAGGCAACTTCTGGGGCGTGGGCGACAACAAGAAGCGTTGGGCCATTCTAGACAAGGACGGCAAGGACCTCATACCGACCATTCCCTACAACAACATTTCCCCGCAGGTGAACGCCATCGCGTCGCCGTTCTCCCGCTCGCCGTTCCACATCAACGTGGTTGACAAGACCGAGCAGACGGGCGGCAAGGTGCTACAGGACGCCATCGTGAAGATAGAGTCCTCCAACAACGCCAAGAACGTCTACCAGCGTGCATTCACCCGAGGCGTCACTTGCGCGGCGGGCTACATCGTGGTAGGCACCAGCCTAGCCGACGGCAAGGTGGTCCCGTCCGTGGAGTTCATAGCCGACCAGAAGCAGGTGGCGATAGACCCCGACTGTATCGACCCGTCCGGCTGCGACGCCGAGGAAGGCGCAATCATCAGCTACATATCCGTCACGAAGGCGAAGCGCGAATACGGAGACGACATTGTACCGATGGACTACCCGTCCGGACAGCCGCGCATGTCTTTCGCCGGAATCACCGCATGGCAGGACAAGACCGACAAGGTACAGCTCGTCCGCTACTTCCGCAAGGTGACGAAGGAATTTCCTGACCCGCAGAACGGAGTGACAGTAAAGAAGACGTTTGTCCGTATGCACACGATATGCGGCGAGCGCGAGGTGCGCGAACCGGTTGACCTCATGACCGACATCATCCCGATTGTCCGTTTCGCGGGCTACACCGACTACGATTCCGAATACGGGCAGGTGTACACGGGATACGTACAGAAGATGATGCCGCAGATCGAGCAGATGAGCCTCGCTCTCACCATGCAGGCGCTACGCATGCGCCGCTGTTCGAACGTCCGCGGCGTCGTGGGCAAGTCCGCCACAGAAGGGTGCGAGGAATACTTCACGGACTTCGAGAAGGGCTCCGCTATGTGGCTCACGTGGAACGACAAGGCTGGCGCAACTCCTCCGCAACTCGTCAACGATTCCTTCAACACGGCCGACATTACCGCCGCCCTCCAGGAAGGGCGCCAGACGATGCAGGAATGCACCGGCGTGAACCTCGCCGGTCTCGATACCACCCAGCGCACGGCCTACGAGATAATGCAACAGCAGATAAACTCGGAATCCAACGTGCAGGAACTCTACATCCACGCCGAGGCCGCATGTCACGCCCTTGGCCGTATCATGCTCGGCATCCTGAACAACGGCGACGTGCCGGAGTTCACCCTCGAAGGCGGTCCTAACGTAATCACCGCCAAGATGAAGACCCGTTCCGAAATCCAGGCAATCGCGGAAATGGCGGACCCTGCGCACAAGGAACTCTGCGCCATCCGTCTAGCCGAGACAATCGACAGCGACGTTGCCAAGGACCTCGCGCAGGACCTGAAGGCGAACACGGAACTGAAGCTGACCGAGGGCCAGGACGTCGGAACGATGATGAACGTGGCCGAGAAGTTGAAGAAACAGCTCGACGAGGCGATGGAGAAGCTGGAACAGGCACAGGCCGAAAAGCAGGAACTTGAACGCCGCAACTACGAGCTCGAGCTCGCGCAGCAGAACATGAAGAGCCAGCAGGTCTTGCAGAACATCCAGTTCCAGCAGCAGATGAAGCTCCGCGAGGCGGAACTTGCAGCCAAGAACGCCACGGCCGCCGCGAAGATAGCGGCAGACGAACGGAAGCTCGCCATCGACGCGCAGAAGGCCGTGGACGCGAACCGCGAACAGACCGCCCGGATCATCGCAAACAGGGGGTACTAGCATGCCGAAGGTTCCGAAGACTTTCCTTGATAAAATGGAAAAGGTCGTTCGCCGTTACCACGCCACTACGGACGAGCCGTTGCGCGGGATCCTTTCGCAGGGTTCCATCAAGACAACCATTGGCAAGCATAACGTGTACGAGGCCGACCTCCAGCACAAGAAAAAGAATCCCGACGGGACTTTCGTCTACGTGGAAGAAACCCGCCCGATTTTCACCAGCAGGAGACGCGGAGAATGGGATATGGGGCCGGAAACGAAGACCCTCGTGCTCGAAATTCCCGAAAGCGTCTACAAGGGCATGAAACGGACCGACCTGAATCCCGACTATGCTCCAGGCGTGCAGAAGCGCGGACTCGGTTTGCCCGAAAAGGTTTACTCGGTGGACCGTGGCGGCAGTGCAGACTTCTTCATGGAAGACCTGCCGCTTGATTACGCCGTGGGCGGCTACATAGGGAAATCGCGAAAGATGGTCCCGCTGGATTCGTTGCGGCACCTTCTCGAACTGGACAAGTAACAAGGCTTACGGCCCCGCCTCCCGGCCATAAAGGGTTGGCGCGACCGTGGCGGGGGCCGGATTCATTCCGGCTCCCGTTTTATTCATAGGTGGATAATTACGAGGAATTCTGACCGATGAAATGGCACGTATGGAACAACGGCGGCAACAGCGAAGGCCCGGGCAACTGGCGGTACGACCCCAGGTACAGGGACGCGCTCGTCCCGCAGAACAAGGCCATGAACGACGAGCACCTTGCGCAGCTCGAGACCGAATGGTTCATGACTCACGAACCGCCTCCGCAGATTATAGGAAATCCGGGCGCGATGAGGGCATGGCGAACCGCTGCCAAACGGCAGGCGCGAGAATGGGCGGTGAAGATGGAACCGAAGCGGTTCCTGAACCCGTTACTACGCTCTATCAACGGGATTCCAGCCGACACGAAGATGCGCCGCACTCCGGGCGGACAGACCGCGAACCTCTCGTCTAGCTGGGTGGGCGACTTCACGTCCCTCGGCGACACGGGCTGCTACATAGACCTCGGCGGCAAGAAATACTTCTTCAAGAAATCCGAGGTGGACGCCGCGACGGGTCCGGGCTCTTTCGCGAAGGCCATGTCGGCCCCTTCCATCGGCTCCTACATCGCTACGCACTGGATCGGGAAACTCCCTTCGAGTGTCGTCAACCGCGGAAAGAAAAAGTAACCCGGAAAGGATGTATATACAATGCGAGTAAAGGAACTGCTCTTGCACGCCCTTTCGAGGGCCAACCACATCGAGGACGGGACGCCCGCGGACGCACGCGAGCTTACTAAGGCGCGTAACCACTTCGCGAGCGCCCTCTCGAAGTATTCCTCGTCGAACCTCATCACGGCGTTCCAGCGCACGTGCGACGTGGAATATGCCGAGAAGCAGGTCATAGGCCGCTACAACCTGAAGCGCGGCAAGGTGATGCACGAGGCGCAGACGCGCGACGCCCTTCCAGACCCGACAAGGCTGACCGTCAACAAGGATTTCGGTCATACGGCAGACGACGGCATGTACTACCGCATAGGCGGCGTCATGACGCCATCCGGGCTTGAACAGGTGTGGATGGCGGCTACGGAAGGTGAAAAGCCGGAAGAATGGCTCGCTTCCCTCGGCTGTTGCGACTTCGTGCCGGACAAGGTTGTTCTCGACATGGAACGTATCATGGGCTGCATGTACCGCATGAAGGGGCAGTCCGGCGCGTTCTCCAAGATGGATTTCGTCCCTCTCGTGAATTTCTACGCCGACGATTCCAGGACAATCTACAGCTCCTCACCGGTGGGCGAGAACAAGGTGGAACTCCTTCTACCCGCCGGTCTTGACGGCTACGACTTCAAGATCGTGTACTACACGAAGATGGAGTTCAAGGACGACGACTACATCGAACTGCCCGAGGCGTACAAGGAACTCCTCACGCTCGCCGTGACGGTGGGACTCCTTTCCGAGGACGCAGATTCCGACCCGAAACAGCTCGCCAACTACTCCGCGCAGCTCACGTCCATGGAAGACCTCATCGGCGCCACAAACGTTACCACGCGCAGGCTTACGCGCGAACCCGACGGAAGCTCGCTCGACTCGCTCCGTTCCGGCGCGTTCATCCGCAGGAGATTCTGTAGATGAGTTTCGTATCGAACCTCGTAGGATTTACAAGGAAGTCCCAGTTCGCGAAGCTGGGACGTTCCGACACTTACAACATGTTCGTCGAGCAGAAGGACGCCAACGAGCAGGGGTTCTCGGTGGTGCTCCTCCCTATGCCCGGATACGAGAACGCCGTCACGCAGGGTTCGGAACCTGAAGGGAAACCGCAGGGTACGTTCCGCTGTTCCCGCGGCTACAACGGGCGCCCTGTCGTCTACGGGGTATGGGGGAAGAAACTCTACCTGCTCCGCGAGGTTGGCGCGACCAGGAATTTCTATTTCATCGGCGACATCGCCGGTTCAGGCAAGGTTACGTTCTGCGAGACGACCGGATACGGCCACTCGCACCCGCACCTCGTGCTCTGCGACGGCGTGAACGTATACGCCGTAGACACTACCGTGCCTCCGATAAGGCAGGCACAGGACCTCAAGACGGTCACCATGCCACTCAAGTACCCTGACGCCACTATCGACCGCATCACGCCTTCGTGGGTGGCCTACATGTACGGATACCTGCTCGTTGGCGCAAAGGGTACGGACATGTTCTACCGCTCGGTGCAGTTCCCGTTCGAGACCGCCGACGACCCCATGGGACTCGACAAGAACCAGTACGGCATGTGGACCTTCTCCGAATGGCAGCCTGACAATACGCTTGTCGGCTGTTCCACGGGCTCGCGCCTTTTCACTTTCGGCGAACGTTCTTTCCAGGCGTTCACGTTCCAGGATTCCATGGAGAACCCGTTCGTGTCGCCGGACACGGCGGCGATGAGCATCGGAATAAAGAACGCCGACACGCTTGCTGTCTATGGCGACAGCGTGATTTGGCTAGGCTCTTCGTCCATGGGCGACGGGTGCGTCTACATGATGGATTCCTCCTTACAGCCGAAGCGCATTTCGACAGATGAAATCGAGCGGATGATATGGAAGTACGACTTCAAGACGGCCTACGCGTTCGTCTTCAAGTGGTTCAGTCACCCGATGTACGTTATTTCCTTCCCGTCCGACGGCGTTACGCTCTGCTACGACATCCGCGAGAACGGCTGGGTCCGCATGGGCTCACGAAACGGGAAGGAGGAGGACACGTTCCGCTACTCCTACCCGGTGACGGGCGTAAACGGAGACCTGTTCCTACAGGGCGAGGGATGCCTCGTCAAGGCTACAGAGGACACGTGGTTCGAACATGACGGTACGCCTATTCTCCGCAAGAGGGCGGGCGGAGTCATTTCTAGCGACAACAGGCCTTTCAAGATTGGGTCGATAAAGCTCATAACGAACAACGGCGATTACCGCAACGTCCTTGACCACGCGCCGCTTATCACGCTCCGATACTCCAGGGACGGAACTACCTGGGTTGCTTCCAGTACACGTACGCTGGGCCTCGCCGGACGCTACGACTACGATACGGTATTCCGCAACCTCGGCAAGGCGCAGTACCTCGCTGTGGAGGTGGGCACCAGCGAGAACATCGGTTTTGCTCTCTATGGTCTCGACGTGAAGGGCGTTACGTGCGTAAAGTAGACTGTTTTATTCATAGGTGAAAAAAGAATACAAGGAGATTTGACAATGGTAGGAGCCATAGCAGGTGCAGTGGGCGGTCTCGCCTCCGCCGCGATAGGCGCATACGGCGCAGCGCAGGAACGCAAGGCGGCAAACCGCCGCAGGGCGCAGGCCAACCAGCAGATTTCGGAATGGCAGAAGCAGGCCGAACAGATCCTCGCCGAATCCGAGGCCAACCGCACGCAACTCTCGGACGCGAATTCCGTGAGCCGTTACAAGGCGCTCCGCGATTCCTACGACCCGTCGGCGTATGTCGTCGAGCCGGAAAAGTTCGACAAGAGTGCCTACAGCGTGGAAGACTACCTGAACCCGAACCGCGACGCCATCCTCGAAGACATCGCGAGGGCGTCGCAGCACACCGCCGCGGCGGCAGGTCTAGGCCATTCCTCCGGCGCGGTAGAGGCAATCAACAAGTCCATCCTCGAAAAGGACGAGGAACTACTCAAGGAAGCCCGCCAGGAAATGAAGGACGAGCGTTCCTTCGACTACGGCATGTACACGGACTACATCAACCAGCAGCAGAAGAAGCTCGACTCCATGCAGCAGGGCTACAAGGACCAGCTTGAACTTCTCCGCGGCGACATCCAGTTCGACCAGCAGAATACGGACGCAGTAATTCAGAACCGACTCGCTCTCGGCAACTCCATAGCGCAGAGCCGCGCACAGCTCGTATAACGGGAGGATTTTGACACAATGGCTACACCAATGAATTTTCAGTCGCTTAATTACGGCGGCATAGCCCAGCAGGAGCAGGACGCCCGCAGGCGCTATTACGACAGCTTGAGTTCCATAGGCGGCGTCATCAAGGACACCGGCAAGGAATTCGAAGACTATCTCGCCCGAAAGAAGGCCGAGGAAGACGAAAAGCGCAAGTGGGACAACATGATTGCCCAGCAGGAATACCAGAAGGAACAGGACAGGCTTAACCGCGAACACACCGAGGAACGCGAGGCCATCGAAGACGCCCGTGTATTGCGTGATTGGAAGCTCAAGCAGGAAGAACTCCGCAAGAAAACCTACAAGAATATGAACGACGCAGCCGCACTCGAAAAGTACCGCGAAGGCTTGCAGAAGTCCTACACGCCCGAGTTCCTAGCGAAGTACGGCCCGACCGCGCAGGCCGACTACAACACGGCGCTTACCGCACCGACGCTTGCAGAAGCCGTAGCCGCAGGCCGCAACCTCGGTCAGGGTATCTATCAGCAGGATATGATGAACTTCCAGCGCGAACAGGCGCAGAACGCCGACAGCAAGGATTCCGAGTACAAAAAGCAGCTCGCCATCAAGAACGCCGTGCAGTCCGGCCTGTTCAAGAACGGAATCGACTTGACGGGAACGCGCCTTCCGAAGACGAAGGCCGAGGCGCAGGCGCAGATTGGACTTATCGACTCGTATCTCGGTAACGATTTCCTCGGAGGTATCGACACTTTCGATGGTACTGCCGGTACGGGCGAACTCGCGTTCAAGCTGCAATACCTGAAGGAATTGCTCTCGAAAGTCGGCACTCCGAAGAAAAAGAAATGGGAGAAGAAACCGTTATAAAAGAACCTTGTTCTTTTTTGCAACGGGGCCAGCCATAGCGGCTGGCTTTCGTTTTATTCATAGGGGGAAATAAAGAGGTTATGAATGGCTGAAAGTTACCTGCAAAAGGCTACGCAGATTTACAACGGCTTCAATGCCGAATCTTCGAAAAAATGGCTCCGCAAGAACGGCCTTACGGAACTCGCTAAGATGTTGCTCGACGACATGGCTGACGCCAGGAGCGAGGAAGATTTCAAGAAGGCCGAATACCAGTTCAAGAACCGGATCGTGGTTCCTTTCTTCAAGGAATCCGTCTATCCTCTCGGTGAAAAGGCCGTGAAGGCGTTCGTCGCCGAGAACCCCGTCATCAACGTGGCGCCTCCGAAATCCGTCGGCAGCTACGACGAACTGAAGAAGAACCAGGCGTTTGCAGACAGCAAGTATGCACGTCAAGTCAAGGATGATAAGGGTGAAACCCAAGTAAACATACCTCTCCTGCAAGTCGCGAACGACCCGAAGGAATTGAGCCTCGCGGCACTCCGTCTCGGCATCACCCCCGAAGACCTCCACGACCACATCCTGAACGAATGGGACAAGAAGAAAAAGCGCGAATGGGTCGAAGCAGAAAAGGCCATGCGCAAGGCTATCGTCGACGGCGGAGAGATAAACGGAGTAAAGTTCCAAGGCAGAAAGGGTGTTCTCAAGGATTTTAACAAGAGCAAGTGGAGCGGTGTGCTGAAGACTGTCGCCCCCGAACTCTACGCCGGAATGCGCCGTGACATCGCCGAAGGAAAGGGAGAAGCCGGTAGCATAGCCGGTTGGCTCGGTGAACACAAGAAGGATGCCATCATCGACGCTGCACGAAATACCGCACTCGCGATGACAGGATTTGCTGCGAGCCCATTGGCTACCGCAGGCGTAGTCGGTGCCACGGAGCTTTCTTCGCTCGCGGCAAGCGACCACTACGACATGAATACGCGTAACGTAGGCGCCGCTCTCGCGGGAGCGACTTTTGCAGGAACGGTGCCCA